CTACAAGCGAATAGAAAAAAAGGTAGTTGATATGACAAATTCTTGTTTCTTTATGCTTATTGCTTCTGCGGCAATCTGTTATGGCGTAGGTGCTACAGTAGGATGGTACATAAAAAAATCTACCATACCTAAAAAGAATATAAGCAAAGCTAAAAATGATACTAAAAAAAGAAGCAGTGCTAACAAGTATGGAATGAAATGATGGATGATAAACAGAAGAATATAATTAAGAAAGATATAAAGTACGATGTGTTTGAGGCTATGTACAGTAACCTGTTAACCTATGGCATATTATTCCATGAGTTAACTGGCAGGGAACATAATCTTTTAATGTCTCTTTCGGATAGGTACGCTGACGCAATCTATGAGACTGTTGTTAACAACGGTAAGTACACTGAAAAAAAACGTATGATGTATTAAGGAGAAGTAAGATGAAAATATCAGGCTGCTATGAGGGACACAAATGCGAAACAATAAATATAGATATGTCCGGCTCTAATTTAAATCAGATAGCTTACAAGTTACTAAAGATATACGGCAATGATATCTGTGGCGTAGATATAGAGGTATGTAATCAGGATGGCATGGATGTATCTACTGAAATATATGAATTAGTTAATACTAAAAATGCACGTAACTTTGCCATGAGAATAGGGCAATTAGATTGGGAAAGCGAAGACCCAGGAGAAAGCTTATGACTATAGATGTAGTTAAGGGTAATGTAGAGGCTGATATGGGAAAGAAAGAACAGGTAACAGCATACATAGAATACGCACCTACTTACAGGAGAAAGGAAGTATCTTCTAAAATATTTTGGAAAGAGGAAGGAGAAAAACCTAAGAAAGAATTTATAGCTAGGATGATTAATTTAATAATTGATACAAAAGATAACATCATTATTACACGATGCCCTGTTAATGGTGAGACTGCTAACAGGGACAGAGAAATAACTATTTATTCATGGATAGGTGAAGGAGTAAAGAAATGAAGAAGTTTATAGCTATACATATGTTGTTACTAACTTTGTTAGTCGTAACTGTAAGTGGTTGTGCGCCAATGCTTTTAGCTGGTGGTGCTGCAGTGGGTGTTAAAGGAGCTATCACTGACGCAGAACATACCGATACGATAGCAGAACATTCGCTCATAATTGATAGCAACCTTTTAGAGGTGCAGGTAAATAAAGTTGACATAGAGGCTTTACATGAGAAAGTAGAAATGCTAGAAAGTAAAATAATTAATTTAGAAAAATTGTTTCATCTTAAATTATAATCTAACAAACAGGAGATAAAAATGTTAGACCATCTTACTACCACGAATGACAGAGAAATATTTTTTAAAGTGTTTGAGCAAAATGTAATTGGAAAAACTACAGGTTGCGAAGCTGACAACCACAAAATGTTAACTCGCGGAGATGGTATTGTAGACCCAGATGCTTTTCTATCTGTAGTAAAATCCAACTATAGAATAGTAGAGAATGAAGAAATACTTATGCCTCTACAAGAACAGATGATTAATTACTTTGATCCATCTGTATTAGAAAACGTGCAGATAAAAGATCATATCTCTAAAGATGGCGCGGTATGTCATGCAGAGTATATCTTTCCCACTATTAAAAAATCTGTTGAGACAGATGTAGGACACAAAACAGATATGATCCTTAGATTTATTCTCAAGAATACTTTTAATGGATCATCATCTGTAGTCTTCTATGGTGGCTTGATAGATACCTTCTGCACTAACGGTATGATTGTAGGTAACTATGATGTAACCAAACGTAAGCACACTAAAAACTTTGTTGTTGACGGCTTCATATCTGCTTTCCAAGACTGCATGGTAAACTATAAAGATGTTGTAGCCATGCATCAACAGTGGGCAGATACTAGACTTAATCCTCTACACAATGTCAGGCTTTTGTTTTCTGAGTTAACTAAGAATCAAAACCTACAGAGAAAAAATACTTTAGCAGATAGACTGTATGCTCAGTATGCGGATGAGGTTTATAACAGAGGTAACAATGTGTTTGCTGTTACTTCAGCTATGACGCACTACGCTAGTCACAATGATAATAGGTTCCCATTGCGTAGCAACGCTGACAATGATAGTTTATTTAAGCGGCAAGAGACTGTACGCAAATGGTTTAAGTCTAAAGTGTTTGAAGAGTTTCTTGAAGCAGCTTAACAATAACGAGAAAGGAAGTTGAAATGGTTTACAAGTATAAATCACATGAGGAAATCCCTTCATACATGAGAGATTATCTTGTGAGTGTCGCAGATGCTAACCATGTAGAAGAGTTAGACCTAGATGACATAAACGACTTTCTGAATGGCCTTGAAGAGTGGCACGTAGAACAAAATTCTATACCCGAATCTTTAAGAAGTGTTCACTAGTTATGTTACAGGGGCAGGTTTATTTAATCTAATAGACCTGTCCCTTTTATTTGTTAGTTCTATTACAAAGGAGTAGAATTGTGAAGAGGATTAAAATTGTAGAGGAAGTTTTCTTAAAGTATGAAAGAAGAAAAAATATTTCTAGCGTATCTTTATACAAAGATAACTTAGACCACCCGCCATCTATAATGAGTACCGTATCCTTAAAAGAGTTGATATTTAATTCGTTAAATTCAAAGTCATTTAAAAGTATAAACCAAGAATACATAGAACAAATACTTAAAGACTTACAAGATATACAAGAAGATTTAAAACAATACTCTGAGGACTATCCTGAATTTGGTTTCGGAGATAACACATAATGGAGAAGACATTACAAAATACGGTAGATGAATTACGCGCTTGTAAGAACGAGCGAAGTTTAATAGACCCACACATGTTACAAATAAGTTTATCAGAATTATTAGATGAAGTAAAAAAAGATAATGGTTATATAGTTGCAACTCTTAATGAAGTGTTAAACAAAATAAATGAAATTTCATATGTAAATTTAAAACAGGAACATCAGCTACATGACTTAGCTACCAGAGTGCAAGTCCTACGCGATGAAGTTTTAAAAATAATTGGGAAGTAAAACAAATGGATAAACAATTTGAAAACTCAACTATTAAAATATTAAAGGACCAAATAGCTCAGATGACTAACGCAACTTATAAAAATTATAAAAGAATAGCAGAGCTAAATGAACAAAATATTTATCTAAGAAAAAAGGTAACGTATTTGGAAAGTAAACTAGAACAGATATCAGATAGGAAATTAAATGAAAGCTGAACTTATAGCTAACTTAGGGGATGATCTTACAGTTGTCAATGCCGCTAGGGTTTCTTTTGATAAACAATCTTCATGGAAAAAAAATGTTAAGTCACCACCAACTGAAAAAGAATTACATGAAAAAGATATAAAACTAATTAAATATCTAGCGAAACACAATCACTTTACACCCTTCACTCACTGCTCAATAACTTTGAGAGAAACTGTGCCTATCTTTGTTGCGAGACAAAGATTTAAACACACCGTTGGTTTTACTTATAACGAAGTAAGTAGAAGATACGTGGATGATGATCCTGAATTTTACTCACCTGAAGTATGGAGGTTTAGGGCTGAGAATATTAAACAAGGTTCTGATGAAGAAGGTTTAACAGAACAGGAATTAGATGAGAAAATTTGGTTTGTTGATGGAGTATACCGCGCCTTAGATCAATCATCCAGTAGCCCAAAAGAATTATATGTTACGTGTATGAAAACTTATAAGTCATTGTTAGAATTAAACATTTGCCCTGAACAAGCCAGGATGGTTCTACCTCAATCAATGTACACAAGTTATTACGTGACAGGTTCACTGGCTGCATTTTCCAGAGCGTACAATCTACGCAGTGAAGACACAGCACAAGAAGAAATTAAAGAACTGGCTAGAGAATGGAATAAAATAATTCGTAAACTATTTCCTGAAAGTTGGAAAGCATTAACAAATAATAATAATAATAATAATAATAAGGTACTACACTAATGGCAATAAAAAAAGGAATAGGATTAAAAGATGAGATTGAAATGACCAGACACATGCAGACAAGTATAGGTCATTCAGTTAATACTAATCCAAAGAATAAACATAAGAAAAGAAATTGGAAGCCGTATCGTGGACAGGGGAAATGAAGAATCTATGGGAGAAAGACAGGAAAACAATCTATAAAGAATTACTAGATTTATACTTAGAAGAAGGTTACTCAAGGAAGGAGGCAAGGAAGTTAGCTACAGAGGAGACAGATGAAATAAAATCAGGTGATTTTTCTTTTGTGTCTAACATTATGGATGAACAGGATTGCTAATATTTATATAAATCTTCCTCATACGTGAATAATTTTTTAGCATATCTCTCTCATACGTGAACCGTTTTTTAAGTTATTGATTATAATATATAAAATATATTATTGACTTATATTTTAAAATATGATAATTAATTATTAATTAATAACCCAGAGGTTAATTACATGGACAGCAAGGAAAGCGTACTGGTTGAGGCGCATAGGCCGTGCGATAGTTGTGGTTCATCAGATGCAAGAGCGTTGTATTCTGACGGACACGAATATTGTTTTAGTTGTCAGACAAGATTTGAAGGAGAAGGAGATTGCCCTGTCATGTCTAAACCCATAACCACCAATGTCACCCCATTAAAATCTACTGAAGGTGTAGTAACATCAATACCAGATAGAAAGATATCATCGAACACCTGTAAAAAATACAATGTTAGAACAGTTAAAAATCAGGAAGGTGTTATAATAAAACACCGCTATCCTTACTACGATTCTAACGGTAATCATATAGCTGATAAAATTCGTATTGTGGAAACGAAAGACTTTCCTGCTGAACCAGTGGGTGCATTAGGACGAGGTGTTTTGTTTGGTCAAAACCTTTTCAATGCTGGTGGTAAATACGTTACAATCTGTGAGGGTGAGTTAGATGCACTATCAGCATTTGAAATGCTTGGAAGTAAATGGCCTGTGTTGTCTATCAAAAATGGCGTTCAGTCTGCACTCAAAGATTGTAAAGCTAACCTAGAATATCTTTCAAAGTTTGATAATGTTGTCTTGTGTTTTGATGCAGACGAGAAAGGGAAGAAAGCAGCGCAGCAAGTAGCCGCATTGTTTGAACCTAATACTTGCCGCATTGTCTGTATGACAGATGGTAAGGATGCGTCAGAATATTTGCAGGGAGGTAAGCGTGAGCAGTTCTCTCAGGCATGGTGGAATGCCAAGGTGTACACTCCTGCTGGCATTCTTAATCTGGCTGACATGGGCGATGGCCTGTACGATGAGGGTAGTTATAAAACCTGTCTGTATCCATTCGAGGGTTTGAATGAGAAGCTGTATGGCATACGCACAGGTGAACTTGTAACCTTCACGGCTGGTACAGGCACTGGTAAGTCAAGTGTCATTCGTGAGCTAATGCACCATGTGTTAAACAACACAGAAGAAAACATAGGTGTAATATCTTTGGAGGAGAATGTAAGGTCAACTATCTTTCACCTTATGTCAGTCGAGGCTAATGCCAGGTTGTACATTCGTGAGGTGCGTGACCAGTTTAGCATGAATGATCTTCGCAAATGGCAAGAGGCTACTGTAGGAACAAGAAGATTTTATGCCTTCGATCATTTTGGAAGTATGAAGACTGATGAAATACTTTCAAGAGTCAGGTACATGGTCAAAGCATTAGACTGTAAGTGGATATTCTTAGATCACTTATCGATATTAGTTTCTGGTTTGGAGGGAGATGACGAGCGTAGGAACATTGATAATCTGATGACTAAGTTAAGATCGATTGTAGAGGAGACAAACGTAGCTATGCTTCTTGTCTCCCACCTACGCCGCGCACAAGGTGACAATGGGCATGAGAATGGCAGAGAGGTTAGTCTGTCCCACCTTAGAGGTAGTCAAAGTATAGCACAACTCAGTGATGCAGTGGTGGCTATGGAGCGTGATCAACAATCTGATGATCCTAACATAGCTAACACAACAACCATCAGAGTGTTGAAGAATAGATATGCTGGAGATACTGGTGTAGCTTCCCATTTATTTTTTAATAAAGATACAGGAAGGTTGACAGAGGTACATAATCTAGGAGATGATCCAGAGGGAGATAGTTCAAGCGGAGAACTGTAGACATGGAAGTTGTCCTAGATATTGAGACTGATGATTTAAATGCAACAGAAATATTTTGCATCGTAGCCAAAGAACGTGAGTCAGGTAAGATACATGTCTGGAAAGAACAACAATGCTATGAAACATTTCCTCTGTTTGCAAAGCGCGTATCTAAATTTATCATGCACAATGGTATATCTTTTGATGCCCATGTCCTCAATAAACTTACTTCAGTTAGTATTGATTTAGATCGTATAGAGGACACTCTGATCTTATCACAGTTGTCTGATCCTGTCAGAGATGGTGGGCATTCTTTAGAGTCTTGGGGGCAAAGGCTAGGCTTTGATAAGATAGACTTTCACGACTTCTCTTGCCTGTCTCAAGAAATGATAGACTACTGCATTCGTGATGTGGAACTTACTGAAAGAGTTTACATCTCTTTGCAATCAGAGATGCAGTCTGTTCGTAGACAGTGCATAGACTTGGAGTATGAAGTTAGAAAATTAGTTTCCCAACAAGAAAGAAATGGTTTTGCTTTAGACATGCAGAAGGCAACTTGTTTAGTTGCAAGACTAAAAGATCAGTCAGATAAGATTGAAAAAGAAGTAACAGATATGTTCCCACCTATGCCTCTTTTTATCAAAGAGGTTACACCTAAAATTAAAAAGGATGGAACTTTATCCTCAGTAGGATTAAGACACATAGCAGATCTATCTACCGTGGGCGGTGTTCATTCTCTGATTGATTATCAAAAATTTAATTTGTCTTCTAGACAACAGATAGTTAAAAGACTTTTGTCTAGAGGCTGGAAGCCTAAAAAGTTTACAGACAAAGGGCATCCTATCGTTGATGAAGGTGTGTTAAAAGATGTGGACTTACCTGAAGCAAAGAAGATAGCAGAGTTTCTTATGCTTCGCAAAAGGATAGCACAGATACAATCATGGATAGATGCGGTTCAAGATGATGGAAAAGTACATGGACAAGTTCTTACGTTACGTGCAATCTCTGGAAGAATGGCGCATCATTCTCCGAATATGGCGCAGGTGCCAGCTAGTTATTCGCCGTATGGTAAGGAATGCAGAGAATGCTGGACTACTGGAGATGCATGTAATCTTCTTGTCGGCTGCGATGCTTCTTCTTTGGAGTTACGTGCGTTAGCACATTACTTGGAAGATAGTAAGTTTACTAGCGATGTTGTTGATGGTGACATACATACAGCTAATCAACATGCGGCAGGATTAGAGACACGCGATCAGGCAAAGACATTTATCTATGCGTTTATTTATGGTGCAGGGGCGGCTAAAATTGGCACTGTGGTAGGTGGTACAGCCCAGGATGGTCAAAGACTAATAGATACATTCTTGTCTAACGTGCCAGCCTTGGCAACGCTGAGACAGAAAGTTGATGCTGCATCCAACAGAGGATATCTGATAGGGTTGGATGGAAGAAAACTAATCGTGCGAAATAAACATTCTGCAGTAAACCTTTTGATACAAGGGGCTGGTGCAGTAATATGCAAGCAATGGTTAGTTGACATACATGATTTATTATCGTATACGCAAATGAAAGCGCGTCTTGTTGCATCAATACATGATGAATATCAACATGAAATAAGTAAAGAACAAGCTGAAGAATTTGGCAAGCTAACCAAATTGGCGATGAGGAAAACTCAAGAGAGGTTAGGCATCAAATGTCCACTCGACAGCGAATACAAAGTAGGCCACAACTGGTCGCAGACGCATTAATAAATTTAACTCCTGCTGAACTACAGATTAGTTCGTTCATAGGTAGATCACGTAATAAAAGAAACAGAGGTGCGGGTATATATGATAATGCTGTATCAGATACACAGATAATAGATATCATAGGTGCTGAAGCTGAACTGGCTTTTGCTAAGTTATGTAATTTATACCCGACAGATTTTATGATATTAGATCTTAAATCAAAAGCTAAAGGAACTGATGACGGTGATCTAACTGTAGATGGTATATGTGTTGACGTTAAGACTACAACTCATATAAACGGGATGTTAATATCTAACTCAAAACATAAATCTAGTATAGATGTATTTGCTTTAATCATAAAGAAAGGAGAAGACACTTTTCAACTAAAAGGTTTTATGACTGCGGCTGAACTTATTGTTAAGAAAAGGTTTGGCAGAGCTAATGGAAAACTTAAACGACCTGCATATGTGGCTACACAAAATGAACTATATTGTTTTAAAACCGCTGTGCAAAAATTAAAAAAAATATCTTGACAATATGTAACTGTCATAATATTTTATCAACTCAACTATCAAGCTAAGTAGTTAGACTTAGTAAACTGTAAAGGAGAATACAATATGGATACTCACATTATTTCTGGTAAGGCTTACTGGGCAAGCGTTATTTCCCCTAATACAACTTACGAACCTGTATGGCAAGTTGATGTTTGTCTGGACGATGATAGTAAAAATCTGGTTGAAAGTCTTGGTCTTAATGCTCAAAACAAAGACGATGACAGAGGCGACTTTATTAAAATAAAACGTAAAGTGAACAAGCGTGATGGTTCACAACGTGCTGCTCCTGTTGTTAAAGATTCCGAGAACAACAACTGGGATGATAGACTTATCGGAAATGGTAGTATGGTTAACGTCAAGTTTTCTACTTACGATTGGGAATACAATAAGAAAAAAGGTGTAGCCACTGATCTTATTGCTATCCAGGTAGTTGACTTAGTTCCTTATGGTGGAAGTGGTTCAGAATTTGAACCTGTTAAAGGTGGCTTTGTAGTTGGTGGTGGTGAGTCTGCTCAAGAACAAGAATCTCCTTTCTAGAGCAGACCACAATTAGGGGTTGCCTATCTGGGTGAAATGCGGCAACTGAGTTAGTAGCGCGGGAGGGAGACTAACACTTTTAAGGAAATATTTATGTCAAAACGTGCGTTCATTACAGGTATTACTGGACAAGATGGTTCTTATCTGGCTGAACTACTCTTATCAAAAAGTTATCATGTGCATGGTTTAATTAGACGTAGTTCAACGCCTAATACAAAAAACATAGAACATATTCTTAATAATCCTAATGTAACTATTCACTTAGGAGATATGACAGATAGTGCCAGTTTAAATAAAATAGTAAATAATATTAAACCTGATGAAGTTTATAACTTGGCTGCACAAAGCCATGTTAAAGTATCTTTTGATACTCCTGTATGCACTGGAGACATTAACGCTATTGGTTCAATGCGTTTGCTTGAGGCATGTAGAAATATAAAAGATTGTTCAATACCTAAATTTTATCAAGCATCTTCCAGTGAATTGTTTGGCAAGATACAAGAACCAATTCAAAATGAAACAACTCCTATGTATCCTCGTTCACCATACGGGGTAGCAAAACACTACGCATATTGGGCGGTGAAAAATTATCGTGAAGCATACAATATGTTTGCTTGTAATGGAATATTATTTAACCATGAAAGTCCAAGGAGAGGAGAAGAGTTTGTTACCAGAAAAGTGACTAAGTATGTAGCTAATTGGGATATGACTTCTGAACCGCTTGAGTTAGGAAATCTTTCTAGCCTGAGAGATTGGGGACATGCTAAAGATTATGTTAATGGTATGTGGCTTATGCTACAAGCATCTAAACCAGATGACTATGTTCTTTCAACAGGAGAGAAACATAGTGTTAAAGAGTTAGTAGAACTTTGTTTTAAAATTAGACACAACAAAACTATACTATGGGAAGGTGAGGGCATAGAACAAAAGGGATACGTAAATTATTTTACAGCTAATGTTAACGAAAAAATGAAAAGGCGGTTAGTTGTGGTAGTTAATCCTGATTTTTACAGACCCTCTGAAGTAGATGTTTTATGTGGTAATTCTTCTAAAGCTGAGAAAGAATTAGATTGGAAACGTGAATATACTTTCGACAGGTTGATAAAAGAAATGTTGTTGTCTGATCAACCAGAAAAATATTGGTATAAAAATGGAGGTGAATCACCTGATGGTTACTACACAGTGTCATAAAATTAACTGGCCTTTAGCCCATGATACATGGGACAACAAAGAGCGAGACGCAATGCACGAAGTTATTGCTTCTGGTAAATTTACCTTTGGAGAAAAAGTAAAAAAGTTTGAAGATGAGTTTTGTGATCACTTTGAATTTCCTTACGCTGTTCAAGTCAATAGTGGTGGTAGTGCTAATCTATTAATGGTGGCGGCTGCTGTTGAAAGAGGATGGATATCTAAAGGAGATAAAGTTATTGTCCCCGCCATTGGCTGGAGTACATCTTACTTTCCATTTATTCAATATGGTATTGATTTAATTTTTGTAGACGTTGATAAAGACACATGGAATATTAACGTGGATCAAATAGAAGACAATATAAAGGATGGTGTAAGAGGTGTTCTTGCTATTAATATTTTAGGTAATCCTTGTAACTACGAAATAATTAATTCTATTTGTAATAACTATGACTTGATATTGTTTGAAGATAACTGCGAGTCTATGGGAGCAAAACAAGGAGATACTAATTGTGGGGGATTTGGTGACATAGGTACGTTCAGTACATTTTTTAGCCACCATATACAAACAATGGAAGGCGGTATGGTTGTTTGTAATGATCCTGAAACATATAATGTTTTGCTAAGTTTAAGATCACATGGCTGGACAAGAGGCACAAAGTACTTTAAGGATAATCCTTTTGAGTTTGTTACTCTAGGTTATAATGTAAGACCTGGCGAGTTGAATGGTGCTTTAGGGTCTGTCCAGCTAAAAAAGCTGGAGGATATGAACAATCAAAGAATTAAAAACGCGGACACGTTTATAAAATATTTTGGTAATAAAGATTATTGTAGAGTACAAAAGGTAGAGAATAACAGTATCTCTTCATGGTTTGGTTTTGGGATTGTGTTTGAGAAGAACGCCTTTAGAGAAAGAACAAAACAAATTCTTAAAAATTATTCTATTGATAGCAGACCTATATGCACAGGTAACTTTTTTAAACAGCCTGTCTGCGAAAAGTATTCTGATAATATGACGAGAGGTTCTTCATTGGTGGCGGCTACTAATATTGATGATAACGGTTTATTCTTAGGAAATAATCCTATGGATCTAGAGCCAGCTATTAAAA